GCAAAATTACATGACCGCGCGCGAAAAGCTGCAATATTCGCCGTTCGATTACGCCTATATTTCATCCGGCGGCACACAGGCTCCGGCGATCCTGGCGCAACTTGCACAACTGGCGTTCGACACCAACCGGCAACTCAAATTCGGCGTGCCGGGCAATTTGACGCCGGAAGCGGCGGTCGCATTTGTCGCCCAACTGAACATGGGGGCCAGCCCGACCGCGCACCTGATGCACGCCTTCTGGTCGCCGCTGAAATCCGACGATCCCACGGGCGTGAACCCGCACGGCTATATCGGCGCGGAAACGCTGAACATCGCCTATGCCTGCGGGCGCAACGCTGCCAAGAACGCCAAGGGTTTTGCACCCAAAAACTACCCCATCGCCGGGCGCGAATGGCCGGTACAGCGCACGCGCGTGGTGCAGACCTATGCGCCCAGCAATCAGGAACTGAACTTGCTGGCACGCGCCAAAATCAATCCGGTCATGTTTGAGACCTATACCGGCGGCGGGCGCTACGTATTCCGCGATTCGCTGACCTGCGCCCTGGTTGAATCCAGCCTGAAAAAGCTGATTGCCGTGGCCGATATGTCTACCAGCATCGATGAGGCGGTTACGCGGGCGGCCAAAGACTACCTGCAACTGCCGATGGATATGTCGGTCAAGCGCATGCGCGACTTCCTGACCGCGCTGTTCGAGGGTGCCGAAGCCTCCAAGTGGCTGGTGCCGTCCAGCGACCCGATGATGAATGGCCGCGCGTGGAATTTCACGGTGCAACCCAACGAACAGCGCCCCTACGACGCGATGGACGTGTCGTACTGGCTGCGCTACGACGGCACCAACCGCCAGACCTTCGTGACGCAAACGCTGACCCGCTAACACACACTGATCGAGGATTGACCATGAACACAAGCATGAGCGAAATGTTGCGCGACGCAATGCGGCGCTGCCCGCCCGCCAAAACACTGGACTCAGCCAACGACGCCGACAAAGAACCAACGCTGGACGGTGCCGACGACTACACCCTGCGTGACATTCGCATGTCGGCAGTCGCCGCCGTGCAGCAGTGGGTGGAAACCGACGATCTGGACGAAGGCGAAAACAGCGCCGACCGTCTGATGGCGCTCTTTGTCGGCATTGCCGACGCCAACAAGGACGGCGAGATTACCGAGGACGAGCAAGGCGTGCTGGAAGTGGCGCTGAACGCTGCCTGGGACTATCTGGTCAAGCTGGGCGTGTCCGAGGAAGACGTTGAAACCTTGCTGAACGATTGGGACGAAGACGCCGCCGAGCGCGTGCGCGATCTGGTGGCGTCCGTGCTGCCCGAAGGCGAAGACGAAGCAGGCGCGGACATCGACAGTTTCGTGTTTTCAGCGGAAGACCAGGAACCGGCACTGGATGCCGTGTACAAGAAAAAACTCGTCATTCGCGGCGGCAAAAAGGTACGTATCAACAAGCGTATTTCCGGCAAGGTGCGCCTGTCGGCCAAACAGAAAGTGGCGATTCGCAAAGCCCGCATGAAAAGCCATTCCGCCGGAGCCATGATGCGGCGCATGAAATCCATGCGGCTGCGGCGCAAGACGGGATTGGCGTAAGGCGGCAAGTTGCAAGCAGTTTGACCGGGGGCTTGGGCGCTACCTGGCGTGTCGCCGGTAGCGCCATTTTTTCCCGTCGAACCGCATAGCCACATGCACCATAACGTACCCCTTGCCAGCCAGCCGCTGTACGGCTACGACCTGTACCGATGGATTGTGCGGTATGCGCTGGATGCTGCTTGGGATGAAGGCAAACATTCCAGAGATGCGCAAGGCCGATTTACGGATGGTTTGTCGGATTGGCGCGGCGTGCGAAACGCGGTGATGGGAAAGCTGAAATCGCAATATCCAAAGCCAGTGACGGTGCGTACCAGTAATGGCGACAACGTTATGGTTTCTTACGGTGGGTTAAAACATGCTTTGAACAAAGGCGTACCAAACCCGTATAAAAATCTGCTGGCATTGCACATTCAAACTTTGATTGCAAAGTCCATCAAGCAAAAAACCATTCCTGATAGATACGGGCGCAAAGATCCTGCCAGCGTGACGCATTACCTGACTGATGTGCGAATTGATGACGCGATGTTTGCGGTAGACATCGTCGTGCGAAATCACAACGACGGCAATCGCTACTACGACCATCTGACAGCAACAAAAAAGCCCACCGAGGATGCTACCGAGAGTGGAACCTTGAGGAACTCACCTGCTCGTCCGGTCAGTGGGCTTTATCTAAGTATGAACCAACTACGTCAGGCGGTCAAATGAGTACGCCCGCACCCAGCCGCAACGCCAATCCCCTGACTTCGCTCTGGGACGGCCTGTCGTCGCACTTGATTGCGTCGTTCTACGAAGTCGCCAAGACCAGCGAGGATAGTTGGGGAGCCATCGAAGGCCAGACCGACCCGATAACGGTACATGCGCCACTGACCGAGGCCAATATGGAAATGGTGCTCAACTGGCAAAGCCCGTTCGAGCAGTCAGGGCCGGAATCGCGTGCGCCCGCGCTGATGGCGATGCTGCAATCCGGGGCGCTGCAACCGATAGTGGACGCGGTTCTTGGCAGAAGCCCCGAAGAAAAAGCCGCAGCACAGCAAAAATCCGACGGCTTTCTGCGGCAATTCGAGGGACGCACCGGCATTACGCGCCTGAACTCCACCCAGGTTTTCAACGGCATGCCGCCGGTCAAAATCACCGTCACGGCGCTGTTTCGCGCCTGGCGCGACGCGGCCAATGAGGTCGAAGCGCCGTTCAACAAGCTGATGGAATGGGCGCTGCCGATTGAACTGTCCAAAGACGGCTCGGTACTGGCGCGTGCGGCGGAAATGACCAAGGGCGATATGGGCTACGTCGAAGCGCTGATGCCGTCCAAATCGCCTACCCGTATCGCCATGCAATACAAAAACCGTGTGTTTTCGCCGCTGGTCATCGAATCCATCGGCATGCCGCTCAATTCCCCCATCAACGGCGACGGGCGCTTTGTTCAACTTGCCGTTCCCATGACGCTCTGCACCTTGACGGCCATCGACCGCAAGGATTGGCGCAGCGCCGCCGTCACGTCTACCACTTTGTAGGAGACCTGCCCTTGATCCACTTTCCCTTACTGCGCACGCGCCGCCTGACGGTGCAATTGCGCGAATTGACGATAGGCGAATCCATCGCCATTGCGGCCATGCCGCCGCATTTGCCGGAGGCCGAATGCACGGCGTTTCTACGGGCGGCGGTGCAGTCCGCACAGGGTATCGAAGACCCGGCGGACTGGACTGTGCAGGAACGGATGTTGGCGGTTTGTCACTATCTGGCCGCCACAGCGGAAGACGGGCCGGACTTCTCTTTGGGAGAGGGTCACTACTCCGACTATCTGGACGGCGCGGCGGATATTCAAACCCAAATCCCGCAGGTTGAAGTCGGTGAATTGGGCGGCGATGTCTGGCATATGCGACACCTGACCGGCAGAATGGCCGAATCTATCGAGCGCATGGCGGGTGAGGTGCAGGACGCAGCGGGCAATCCGCTGGCCGGGCGGCTGCACTGGCTGCTGGGCGGCATGGCCGCGCAGATGGTGCGCACATCGGAGACCGTGCCGGATGATGCTGTCGCCGATGGCGCGTTTGACGAATGGCTGGTGGCGCGGATGCGGGTTTTCAGTTCATTTCCAGAAACCGATTTTGCCGCGCTGATGAATCTCTACTACGTAGGCCGCGCCAAGTTGCACCACCTGTTCCGTATCGGATTTACCCAGGACGGCATCGTGGCGATGCCGAAAGAACAACCACAAGCACAGGGAGAGCCGGAGGCGCACACGCTGTCTCCGGCGCGATTTCCGGTACGCGCCGCACTCTCCCGCCTCGCGCTTGAACTGGTCGGAAAACCTGACGAATCTGGCGGCTAGCCTGACCCTATATTCAGCCACATCGCTGCCGGATGCGATGCAAGCACCGTCCAGTGTCGTGACGTCGTTTTTTGAAGGCAAAGCCTTTGCCGACTGGAAAAAGGGCAGGGAGTCCGAATTGAAGCTGCAAGCCGCCATCGTCAACCGTTTGAATGACGTCATCCGCGCCAGCGGCATTGTCGCCAAAACCGTAGCAAGGACGCATTGATGCCAACGCAAACATCCTACCCCGCACCCCGACGCGACGAGCATTGCCTGCCAGCCGATGTAGTTTCCTCCCGTGCGGCAGACCGTGCAGTGAAAAAAGTGTTTGCCATTCTGGGCGTAGACGTAGACCGACCTGAAAGCGTGGAAGAGTTCCGCGCCGACCTGCGCTTTGGCCGCAATCTGCGCCGCGTGACCGGTCACGGCATTCTGGCGTTTGGCGCGGTGGTGGCCGGTGCGATTGCGGTAGCAATCTGGTCTGGCATCAGCGCCTACTTTTCAGGGGGCAAATCATGAATTTTGACCAGGCATTCGAGCGCCTCATCGGCCACGAAGGTGGCTACGTCAACCACCCGAACGACCCCGGCGGCGAAACGAATTGGGGCATCACGCTGCGCACGGCGCGCGAGCACGGCTACACAGGCGAGATGCGCGACTTGACGCGCGAACAGGCCAAAGACATCTACCGCCGGGCGTACTGGCTGCGCGTAAAGGCTGACCAGTACGACAGCGCCATTGCCTTTCAGGTATTCGACGCGGCGGTCAACCACGGTATTAAACAGGCTGTGCGCTGGCTGCAACGCGCGGTGGGCGTCACGGACGACGGTTTTATCGGCCCGGTAACGGTCGCTGCTGCCCGCACGGCCAATCCGTCCGACGTGTTGGTACGGTTTAACGCGCAGCGGCTGGATTTTTACACCAAGTTGTCAACCTGGCCCACATTCGGCAAAGGCTGGGTGCGGCGCGTGGCGGCCAATCTGCAATATGCAGCGGGAGATGCGGCATGAACTGGAAAGACATCGCGGGTGTGTTGGGTAAAGCCGCGCCGGTGCTGGGCGGCATTCTGGGCGGCCCGGCGGGCGCGGCGGTGGGTTCGCTGGTGGCAGGCGCGTTGGGAACCGACGCCACGCCCGAGGCCGTATCAAAAGCCTTGACCCAAGACCCGCAGGCGCTAGTCAAGCTCAAAGAGTTGGAAGTCAACGCCAAAGTCCAACTCCAACAGCTTGCGGTCAGCGCCGAACAAAACCGTTTGCAAGCCGAAGCCGCGCAATACGCCGCAGAAGCGTCAGACCGCGACAGCGCCCGAAAGCTGGCCGCGAAACAGCCGCGCGATTGGGTGCGCCCTTCGGTGACGGTCATGATGCTGCTGGGTGCCGTGACCATCGTCGCCTTCGTCTTTTCCGGCATGGCCGACACTCTGCTGCGCGACGCCACAGCCAGCCTGACGATTGGCACGATCATCGGCTATTGGTTCAACGAATTGAAGCAGGTGCTGGCATTCTGGTTTGGCACAACCGGCGAGACCCACCGCGCCCACGAGGAAGTACGCCGTTTTGCGGTAGCGCCGGGGACGGTCACGCTCGATCCCAACCCCTGAATCCATCACGGCACGGAAAACCAAGCAATCACCCGCGCGGACAGCACCGTACAGTGCAACGGTCATTCCATTACCGCCTATCTGCTGACAAGGACACGTCATGACTGTTTCCAACACCGCCTATTTGAAAGGCTTTTACGATGCGTCCCGCGCGATGGGCGCGAAGGTCATTTCCAGCGATTTCGCCTTTGAAATTGAAGGATTCGAGGGCAACTGGCTGCTGTGCAAGCAAGCGCCGTGGCCGGAAATCTCACCCGCGGGGGAAATCGAAGTGCCTACGCCCTTGGGCGCGACCATGTGGCAGCCGCAGCAACTGAAAGTTGCTCAGCAAGGCCAGATTGGCATGTTCGAGACCATTGCCGGACATCTGGACCAGATGATGGTCAATCTGATTGCCAACGGACAGGCGATGTTCAACGCCAAGATTTACGAAGGCACGCCGGAAAAATTCCTGCGTGCCAAGCGCGTCGTCGATGCTTTCATTCAATTGGACAACCCCGACCGCGATTGGGAGAACCGTTCGCAGCCGCTGATTTTCAACGGCACGCTGTTCTTTCACTACTTCGGCGAGGTCATCCCCGGCAACTCGGGCGACTATCGTTGATAGGTTGACGGGCTGATGGCAATCCTGGCCGAACTGGCGGCCACGTTCGCCAATGACGAACGCCCCGCCGGAAACTTGCTGGATGATGCGGCGGTGCTGGCGCAAGCCGTCGCTGCGACCCGCTTTTACGCTGGGTTTGCGATGTTGCGTGCGCATGATGGCGTGGCAACGCCGCCAGCGATTGACGGCACTACCCCTATCACCACATCCGAATGGGCGCTGATTCGTCCACTGTTCCTGCTCTACGTGGAGCGCGAAACCGCCATTCAGTTGGAAGCGTCGCGCGGCATGGGCGCAGACCCGTTCGGGCGCTCAAGCAGCGAAGTGGCTTCGGAGATCACCCAAATCGAAGCAGAAATGCCACGCAAGGCGTTCTTTCATCCCGTCGTCACCGTGTAGGCGCACGCCATGATTCTCTTTCTTGAGAACGGCAAACAGCTACGCGGCGACCTCATCAAATCCGCTGTGCTGCGCTCTGACCTGGCACCGGTGCCGGTCACGCTGGAAGCCGACATTCGCGCGGGCGACGACAACGACGAACTGGATAAGTTACTGGCCGAAGGGCGCAAAATTTCGCTCGCCAGCGGCGAAGCCTTGCACATCGTCAAATCGGTGCGCACAGCAAGCCGCATGGTGCAGGACAAACGCGAAATGGCCGCGCACCGCATCACGGCGTTGCTGGAACCGTGTTTGGGTGTGGCCTATGTGCGCAGCCGCGCCATCATCAAGGAAAACGCGGCATTGTCTGCCATCTACCGGGCGGCGGGGGCGACTCTGAAAGCCGTAGACGCCGACTTTCCCGTGCCGCGCTTCTATTGCCCCGTGGGCGAGACGCCAACGTTCCATATCGCCCGCGTGCTGCAAGAGGAAGGCGGCGCGGTGCGCTGGAAAGCCGGACGGTTGCAATTCGTGCGGCTGCCCGATTTGTTCAAGCAAAAATCCGTCATGACGCTGCCGGACAACGCCTCGGACGATGTGGACGGCGGCTTTGTCGAACGCCACGAAATTCCGTGGTTCTTCTCGCTGGACGCCAGCGGCGCGGCAGTCTTCGGCGCACGCGACAAGCCGCGCACCGTGCGCTACGCGCCGTTCCAGAACGCGCAGCGCCTGCGCAACATGACGCGCTGCCTCGTCTATCGCAAGAAGATGAAAATCAGCTTTAACGCTCGCATCGGCGCGGGCGACCTGATTGCCTTTGCGGGCGGCGAAAAGCTGGCCGTCATCACCGCCGTGCACGCCTTTGCCAGCGGCACCGACGATGGCGGCGTGTCTGATACCACAACCCGCCTGTGGCTGGGCGCGTTGGAGGGCTGATGGAATACGGCTTCATGCCCGGACGCTACCCGGCTATCGTGCGCAGCTACGACCAAGCGCGGCGAACGTGCCGCATCGAAATTCCTGGTCTGACCGACGGTGGCGACGTGTTGCCCGAAGCGGAGGTGGAATATCCAATCGGCGACAAATCCCGTTCCGGCCAGTTTGAAACGGAAATCGAAATCCTGCCGGGCGACACTGTATGGATAGCCTTTATCGGCGGCGATCCGCGTTATCCCATCATCACCGGCTGGCGTAATCCGCAGACTGGTAATTCGGGGGACTGGCGGCGCTGGCATCACAAAAACGTCGAAATATTGGCTGACGGCACACTGCGCCTGGCTGTCGGGCCGTCGGAAATCGTGATGACGCCTGCTGGCGTCACCATCCGCGCCCCGCGCATAGACCTGAATCCCTGATGCCATGCCCCTGACCTGGACACCCGACCCGGCTACCGTACCCTGGCATGACGTACAGGCCGATGAAATCTGGACGGAAGGCCCGATTACGGCGGTGGATATAGGCGCGGATGCGGATTCTGGTGCCGACGATGCCGAAACGGAACTGACGGTAACAGGCTACGACTGCGAAATCATCGGCGCAGAACCGCTGGCGGGCTTGCACTTCCACACCAGCGCCAGCGGCGTCATGGTCTCTGCACCCAAGGCATTGACCCGCGCGTTTCCGCCCGTGGACATCGAGTACCAAATTCAGCGCGTTACCGGCCACTGCGCCACGTTTGACGACCTGCCGGATGAAGCCGATGAAATCATCCGCTACATACCCAATCCAGCCAACACCAAAGACTGGGCGCTGCGCGTCACCGCACACTGCACCGACACCGTAACCGGCACTGTCCAACACCACAGCGCCGACTTCATCCTGCGCGTCTGGGCGAATTACGACCCAGGCCGCGACGCACTCAAGGACGCCATCCATGCCCGCCGTCGCTAGATTTGGAGACACCTGCACCGGCCACGGCTGCTTTCCGCCGCGCGCCAACGACGAAGCATCCCCCAACGTGTTCGTCAACGGCCTGGGCGCACACCGCGTGGGCGACCACTGGCAAACCCATTGCTGCGGCCCAAGCTGCCACGATTCGGCACTGGCGGCTGGTTCCAGTACGGTCTTCGTCAACGGCAAACCGCTGGGGCGCATCGGTGACGCCATAGCCTGCGGCAGCGCGGTTGCCAGCGGATCGGGCAACGTGTTTGCGGGTGGTTAACCATCAAATAGCGTCCTGATACGGAAACTTTCGCCGCCCGTCGCCTTGCCCGCCCGCCAGAATACCCGGCATGGCAACGATTA